GTTTATATACAAGTGAGTCTTGCTATAAAGCAAGATAAAAAGAACAATGAGCGAATCGAATGTTGGCAATCGTATAAGCTCCAAATTTTAACTAGTTGGCGGAGGTTACTATCAATGGTAGTTAGAGACGACATCCTTCCAGAAGCATTAACTAGCGAACAAAGGATTGTTATTGATAGTATTCTACATGAGTTCACAGACGCCGCAGGTTCCAGTGGAATGTATCTTCCCAGAGGGGAAAGATTGCGTCAGCCAAAACCAGCCCAGGATATTGACGGTTTCACGGATCTAGTAATGCGGGTGCTAGAAGAACAGCAGAACTCAGAAGATATACCGTTGAAGAATAGAGTAACATTTCTTCAGGATTTTCCGCCACGTGATGTTGAGACAGAAATTATTACATTTGGATTAGTCCGCAGATTACCATCCTCGATGTCACAGGGTCAGCATTTTAACCAAAGAGTACGCGAAGTTAAGCCGCACATCAGAGGTATCGAAGACGACCCTACTAGGCCAGGCTATAAGATGATTATGCTTGGACAGAAATTTGAGAACGAGATAATCTTTACGTGTTGGGCCAAAACAAACAAGCAAGCTAACAGAAGGGCCCGATGGCTTGAAGACACGCTCAGGAATTGGACTTGGTATATCAGATACGAAGGCATAGAAGACTTCTATTTCTTAGGCCAAGACGAGGATAGGATTCTGAAGTTGGACGGAACGGAAAATAAACTTATGGGACGTCCTATGAGATATTATGTCAGAACCGAGCGTGTATCGCATATACTAGAGCCAACTATTCGACGAATTGTTGTTAAGTACGGGCTTGGACAACCTTAAGTAATACCAAGCAATAAGGAGGAATGAGAATGGTACTTCCAGGTGTAATTCACGAAAAGCAGGATCTTGGCTTAGAGATTTTACCAGTGAGCTCTGCGCCTATTATTCTTGTTCTCGGTACTGCATCTCAAGGTCCATCCGAAACGCCCACAATCGTTGGTAGAGCCCAGGAGGCTGCTGTCACATTCGGGAGCACTGGTACCCTAACCCGTGGTATGTATGAGGTAAAGACTGCAGGCGGAGAAAACGTCGTTTTGTTCCGCTTTGGTGCAACCTCTGCAGTGCTAACAGGAATTGGTATTAGCGGTACTACAGGTGGTATCTCGATTACCACAATCGAAAAAGACGACAGCATGGACGAGGCCTACAGTCTCTACTGGAACGATACGACCAAGAGATTAATCATCAAGAATGTAGCAGATGATACTATCGTCTATGATCGTACGTTCACAGATCCTTTACCAACTATTGATTTGGGTGAAGTAATGATTGATGGTACTTATAGTACCGGAGGTGTTGATATTGGGGCTCCTTCTGATGGCATGCTAACCCTGCGCGAAGCCGCAGATAGTACGTCTCCAGACTACGATGTTGCCCTAACCGATGGTACTGACGGAACAAGCTTAAGTCGCATGAAGACTTACGAGTATCTGTTCCGTGCATATAAGCTCCTAGAAAACGAGGACTTTGATTTTGTTGTACCGATGGACGTCTATCTGGACGACCAGAATATCAATGACGGCTTGAGTTATTCTGCAAGTCCTGGTACCAGCTATCCGACTCCGAGCTCAGATGATGACATGCTGTTGTATTTCTATGCCGAGGAATACCAGGGTGAATGGTATTTTTGGTGGAGACAAACAAAAACCAGTGGTAATCCGGATATTTATCCGTCTGGGTATGCAACCACATCTCCTGGTGGTGTAGATCTAACGACAACGCTATTCCACGAAGTCAACTTCGCATATCAGCTAGCAAGCTTCTGTTATGATGTCTCTCGTAATCATAACGAATGTCGTGGTGAAATTGGTGTTAAGCCGCCTGCATCAACGAGTCTCAGAGACGTATCGATCTGGCTTGGCAAAGCTCCAACATATACAACCGATAGCGACGGCGATCAAACAATCGCTAGCGCTGGGCATAACGGGACTGGCCTGCTTGGTAACAAGTGGATGGCTGGTAAATACGGATTCCGCAGCAATGTCGCCTATGGCGGGTTTATTGCTACCGACGATGGTTATCTCGACGGTGTGGAACAGGAAGACCGTGGCGGCGCTCTAATCGATATCGGTAAGTATCTCGATGTAGTTGGTCAATGGGCAAAGCTCTACAACGCATTCAATACAGACGGATTGGGATATACTACTACGTTTGCAGCAACTTATGCCGGTTTGGTATCAGCTTTGGATCCAAAGAGCGCGCCAACCAACAAGGTAGTCAATGGTATTACACTACCTTTCCGTATCAACAACGCTACGCTGGATACGCTGAATACCCAACGATATATCTTCTGCCAAGCGAAGCCAAAGGGCATTGTTGTTGTGGATGCCCCTACGGCCGCTCGTCCAGAAAGTGACTACCGTCGCTTGACCACCAATCGTATCGTTAAGCTGGTTATTGACGCGTTGCGTTCCGTGGCGGATCCGTTCATTGGTGAAGCAGGTGGCGCAGCCCAGCGTGCAGCGTTAGAGACCGCTTGTCAAGGCGCGTTGAATAAGCTTCAAAAGGCAGGATATCTCAGCCGATTCGAGCTATCAATTACCCAGACAGCGGCAGAACGTGTAAACGGTTATGCAACCCTTGAACTCGTGCTAGTACCAGCATTCGAGCTTCGCAGGATTACTGTTGTAATCTCGCTTAAACCCGCATAAGGAGTGATGTATAGTGGCTACGGCAAGTGAATTCAGTAGAAGCTATAATTCCTTCTCCGGGATTGATATCAAAGCTACGTTTGGTGGCAAGGTAATTGCTGAGCTGCAAGCAATCAGCTATAGCATCACCCGCGAGAAGGCGCCCATTTACACGATGGGTTCTGCAGATCCGAGATCGTTTGCTAGGGGTAAGCGTGGTATCGCCGGTACGTTGATTTTCGTAATGTTCGACCGCCATGCACTTTTGGAGACCCTGAAGGATTTGGTGTTCCAATCGGACATCGACGATATATTCCCTCAGTTTTTGGGTGCCGATACTGGCGAGCTAGCGGCAGCTACGGCTGTGAGTCAGAGCGCGCGTACCGCAGCGTCTACTGTTCAAGAGCAGGAGAGCCAAATCACATTGGCTCAGGAAGACCAGGCGAATGCAATGCCGTGGTATACGGATCAAATCCCTGGGTTCGATATTACTCTCGCAGCGGCAAACGAATACGGTTCATTGGCAATTATGAAGGTATTTGGTGTTGAAATTCTGAACGAAGGTTATGGCATTAGCATTGACGACATCGTGTCAGAGCAGCAAATGACCTATATTGCCCGCACCATCCTTCCGTGGCAATGGGTACGCCCAGTCTACGGTCCGATCGGAGCGGCAGCTGCAGTAAGTAGATAAGTAGGTACCGGCCCCAGCTTTCTGCTGGGGCCACAACATCCCGCCTTAAAAGGAGAATTCCCAAATGGCAGATAACGAGAGTTCTTTATCTTATAGAGAGCAAAGAAACAGAGAATATGCTCAAAGTAGAATGAAGAGATACGCCGATCCGCGTACTGGTACAATTTCGTACAGCGGGGCGGATTTCTCTGCCATAGTATTTCTACCCATGTCGGAGCAACAGCTTACACAGAAGGTTGCTTTTCTTCATGGAGAGATGGCTGAATTAGAAGGAAGAATAAAGTTATCGAGTAATATTTGGGAGAGTTACGATGTTGGGATTCGCGACGAGCTGGCAGATGCTGACTATGCTCTGGATCAGTATTATCATTATCTAGAAGAAGGAAACGACGCACAGGCTGCGTTTTGGCTAGCAGAATACACCGCCTCGAAAACAAGAGAACGAGAGCTATTAACTAGGCGAGCTGCTGTAGGGGGCGGTCCTGCTTATTTGTCCAATTTACAGCTTGAGCTGCAAGCGGTTAGAGAAGAAATTTCAGAGCTTGAAAAGCTAAGGAGCAAAGCAAAGAGATTCGTAAGACCGGTTAAACTTTTTGATATCCAGACTATTTCCATTCAATCCCACAGAGAGAAATTTCCAGTCAGGACCCTTGGTCGAGTCAACGCAAAATCATATACGCGAGGTCCTCGTACACTTGCCGGTAGTATGATATTTACCCTATTCAATAAGCATGCGTTATGGGATCTGGTTGAGGCTGGTTCTGCATTTTATAGTAGTGGGGTAGGGATACGAGGTACTGACAGCGGATATCCCGAGCTAGATACGGTATTGGTAGATCAACTGCCGCCATTTGATATTACTCTTCTGGCATCTAATGAGCTTGGAGATACCTCATATGCTGCAATATATGGTGTCGAGATAGTAAACGATGGACGTACAATCAGTATTCAGGATATCATCACAGAGAGCGTAATGCAGTTTGTTTGTAGAGACTATGAGGACCTAAGACCACTGATGAGCAGAAGAAGATCTTTAGCGTTGGGGCTTACCGGTGGCAAGGAAAAGACTGCTACTGATGTATTTGAGGAAAGACGTACAGAATTTGAACGAAGGCGTATCCGCCTAAATCCATTCGTCTAAAAGGAGCCGTATGGTTATTTTCCAGGGGCAAGTTCAGAATTGGTACGAGGGTCTCGACTTAACCCCCGACAAGAAAAACGATGCTGGATCTATTATAAATTCAATATCTGCATATGAGTTTGATTACTTTTCCGGCTCGCAGATAGGGATCTATATAGGGG